ATTGTCTTTCGGTACGGAAACTCCACCGTTTACACCCCATGCACCATCTGAGTTATAACCAAGAATGCCGGTAATGTGATATTGGCCGGTGCCGGTACGACGGACTTCAGCGCCCTCGGATTCGTCGTTGGTTTCGTAATTACCATCAGGAAAGATTTGGATAATAGGGGATGACCTTTTAAGATAACCACTGCCATCAAATGCAGTATTACCACCAATGACAGCCATCGTACCAGACCCAGTATTGGCTATATTAATATTTGACCAGCCTGAAGAGTATGAGGATAGTAATACCCGTCCATCGTTATACGACCACAGACCGCAGGAATACATACCGCTGGGAGAGGGTACTTCTACTTTTGAGGATGTATCACCAGACTTCGTAGATTTAACAACAAGCCCGCTACTAATGGTCGCTCCATTATTAGGATGTATCGTCATCATCCATCTGGATGCGGCAGTATCCCACATACCGGTATTGCCGTTAGGATTGACAGCTATAACTGACGGGCCGCCCTGGGCAACTAATTGAGAGCCGCCACCCTCTGATTTGGTGACGTATTGACCAACCCATTTTTGCGATGCAATGATGCCACTTTCCAGTGGAAACTGGAGTTCACCCGGCCATTTTCCGTTAAGGTTAGCTGATAGAAAGATCCGGCCTTTATTACAATAAAAATGCGCAAAAGTATTGGGGGTATCCATATCAGCGATAGACAATCTGTGAGTACAGTTTAAAAAGCTTTTAACTGTCAGCTCCCCGCCTTTCGTCAGAAATAAGGAGTTATATTCATTACCTGATGCTTTCGCATACAGATAATCATTATGCGCACCCCACCACATTGTATTATCGGGATTCATTATCCCAGAGGCTTTTGCCGTTTTGTCACCCACACCAAACAATACAGTTTTGACCCATTCCTGTGAAGCCAGCCCTTTTACATCCTCCAGCGTCACTTTCTGCCCGTTCGGCAGCTCAATTTCCACCTGGCCGGTGTCTGTCATCCACTGCTGCATTGCCTGGAGAAAGTAAACGATATAGCCCTGATTGGCTGACATGGTGCGGGCCGCATCTGAAATGCCATCCGGTACCGTGGTGGCGATAGAGTATTTCGCGCCGCTGAGTGTTACCGGAGCATTGAATGACAACGCCAGTTCGGTATCACTGTTTACCGCGCGGATCATCATACTGACAGGTGTCGTACCGTTCTCGATGCTGATAAGCTGGCCGGGTGCCACGCCGTGAATGTTCTTTTTCCACTGTGTACCGGTGCCGGTCACAATCAGTGAACCGGCTTTAATGGCTACGGTGCCGTCTGTATAAATCATGGGGTTTCCTTAAATTTCAGACGAAAAAAAACCGCCGGAGCGGTTATGGGTAGACAGATGTGTTGATACAGGGAATGGGCAAATCTGACGCTGACTGAACGTATGATTCAGATCCTATTTCGTAACAAAAGCTCCGCAACTTACCGTTATGAAGAATCCGTGAAACTAGGTAATCGACAGATTGATTCATCTGCCAGGTGATGTGATATCCACTGATCCCGATTAAGCAGGCAAGATCTGATGAACCTATCTTAATATCAGCTATTGGGTCATTTTTTGGATATCGGAAACTGGTAGCGATTTGTAGTGGCCTGTTATTGCCAAGGTATGTAACCCTGCCATCTTCACCGTAAAATCGGATACCGAATTTATAATTGTTATTTTGTTTTATATTAACCCAGTCTCCCGGCATGAATATCCAGGCGTGCGCTGAAACCGAATTTGTCTGGATAATATATTCACTGAGGCTTTTTAATGTACACCACCCGTCACTCAGGCGGGCAACACCATTCCATCCCCCGTAAAATGTTGATGCCCTGACAAATACCAATGGGACCGGATCTCGCCCTTTGTATACCCCCAGCCCGTGATCCTTACTAATACCGTTACCGCCACCAATCTGTATCGTTTTCCAGTGAACATAACATTGCCCTGAAGGCGGAAAAAGTGATTTCCCATCCTCCCCCAGAACCCTCCCACTAAACATTAATCACCTCATTTTACACATCACAAGTATCTGATAATCGCCTGATTGTGGGTCATACTCCCATGAAACAAAGTTTGCGCCTGAAGATAAAGCCAACGATGGTTGCTCTGGATTACCATACACGGGTATAACGATAATGGATGCTCCGGGCGGAAGGGAGTAACTCCGTGATCGCGGAGTTGATGATGCCTCAATCAAATCCAGAGAAAACATCTCAGACATATGCAATATCTCATCACCGGATTCTGAAAAAGCTTTCATTCCGAACGACATCTGACTGTACCTTTTGAGATTGCTTCGTATACCGAATCTCCCGGCGAATCAGGTGATTCACATCTGTACTTTATACCACCAGTAAGTTTATTGTTGTTTTTGTGATATTTATCAAAATTAGATTCTCCGTTATTCGCACACCCTGACAACAGCGCAGGAATTGCCAATAATAGAATTTTTATTTTCATGATAATCTTCCTATTTCTACCCGCAGACGACCCTTTTCATCCCACACACGGATCCGGTCATTCCTTATTTCCATCCTGCCACCGGAGATATCAGAACCATTTATTTCCATTTTCCCGGTTTTCGCATCAATCAGGAATCCTGTTTTACCCGGCGCGTAGTTCTCTGACTGCATTTTGTCAGTGACAACCACACTGTTGAGCCATGCCTGATTAATGAACGCCTCACGCATAAAAACCTGTCCGTCCTTCATGTACATGAACATGTCCATCGATTTTTTCACCGGATTATAAAACGCAAACTGCTGAGCGTTAAAACCGATAAGGGTGTTCACCTGACCACCTTTCAGCTCAGCCCCGATCACCATACCGGCGGAATAGTCCTCACCGTTGTAACGGATCCGGACTTTCATATCGTGAATAACGGATGCTTCGCCGGCGGCCATATCCCACTGCGCGCGGACGGAGTTCTGCGCCATCGCGAAACTGTCGTCTGCCGTCACCTTCACCGCGTCTATTTTCTCAGCCAGCGCCGTGGTTTCCGTGACCGTGTAGTTGCGTACTTCGATAATCTCGGCTTTCATCGCGCCGCTTTCACGCTGCCAGTAACCCCACTGGCCGTAAGCGTTGTTGGCGTTGTTGATAATGGCCTCAAAATTATCATCCGCCTGCGACTGCAGGTCTTTGATGATCTGTGAGTCGCCCAACCCGGCGGCCACCTCGTCAATAATGGTCGAGGCATCGAACTCGGCCACACCGCGTACAAACTCAGTCCAGGGTGACTGATTACCGGTTTTATCCACCAGCCTGGCGCGGAAATAAAACGCGGTACCGGCGGCCAGACCGGCCAGTTCATGAGAGCGGGACGGGTACGGCACATCAGCCAGCAGCAACAGGTTCTGCCCGTCAATGGTTTTGCTGTACTGAATTTCAGTTTTCAGGGTATCTTCCGTGAATTTCCCGAACTCCCAGTTCAGTTTGATCCCGAATACCAGTGTGGACGCACGGAAGTTCAGTGGCATCGGCGGATCACCCACCTTGCCGGTCAGCCGGGTTTCCTCTGAATATCCCCAGCCGCTGGAGATTTCTGCCGCGTTAATCGCCCTGACCCGCACCAGATAACGGCCTGAATAGACCCCGGGCACGTCAAATGAAGTGGTGGCATTACGCGGCACATTGATCCAGTTACCGTCATCACGCCGCCACTGCGCCTCATAAGCAATCGCGTTCTCTGCCGGTGACCAGGTAACCTGCATGGTTTCAATGCTGATCCCCTGGTTCACCACAGAGTAAGAGCTGATAGTAATATCTTTTGGCGGGAACTGGTTACCTGGCGGAATAACACTGATTGGCCGTTCATCGAGTACCGCGCCGGTATCTATCCGGTCGTATTTGTCCGGATCATGCATGGCCGCCGATATCGTGAACGTGCCGTCATCATTCTCAGTCACGCTCACCACCCGGTACTGCTGGGCGTACAGCTCATCTGATTCCGTTACCCAGACACATTCCGGTTCCGGCGTTTCGCTGTATTCCGTGGTAACAGTGATCACATTATCTGTGACCATCTGAATGGTACGGGCCTGTGATTTGCCGGACGGCAGATTCAGCATCAGCCTGTCACCCGGCGCGGCATCCGGTTTGCGGTCGAGTGTGATACTCCGGCCATTCACCGCACTGACGCGGCCGCCGGTGACTTTCCCGGACAGGTTTTCATCCGCCACTGCAATGATGTAGCCCGGCTGCGGGATATTACCGTCCAGCCCCACACCGAATGTCACCACCCGGTCTTTGTTATTGGTGAGTATCCCCCAGCGGCCTTTGCGGTTGGCCTCAGATTGCCGGGTGCAGCCGATTGCCGTCATTTCCAGCTGATTAAAGCCGAACCGGTAAACCAGCTCATTTTCAAACACCGGCTCCATCGCATCGACATAGCCGTTCAGCGGATCCGAGTACGATACCAGCGCGGAGGAATAGCGGGCCTTACTGCTGCTGCCGGAATAGGTGAAACGGCCGTCCAGCACGTTGGCTTTGGTGTAACTGTAATCAATGTCACGCGGCATATCCGCCAGGGTGATAATCTGGTTGCCGCCCCAGTAGGTCATACCCCGGAAGATAGCCGCAAAGTCACGCAGCACGGTATAGGCTTCATTACGATCCTGCACATACACATCACAGATATAGCGCGGCTCAGTACCGCCGCCGCCCTTGCCGTCCGGTACCGGCTGGTCACAATACTGCGCAACACGGTACAGTTCCCATTTATCGATATTTTGCATTTTGATGCGGTCGCCGAGGCCGAAGCGATCGGAAACCACAATATCGTAAAATATCCAGGCGGGGTTATTGGTCCATGCCCACTTAAACGAACCATCCCAGGTGCCGGAGTACGTCCGGTGCTCCGGGTCATAGTTTGACGGTACACGGATGATCCGCATCTTCGGCTCGCAGGTGACCTGCGGGATGGAGCCGTTAAACTGTTTTGAGTCAAACTCGATATACAGCAGCGCGGTATGCGGATACCTCAGTTTGGCATCAATCACCTCGGTGTAACTCTGCAGCACCATGGTGTCACCAATTTTGGCACTGTTGGCATCTGCCGTGATTTTCCGCACCCGCAGTGTCCAGGATGTGGCCGACTGTGGCAGATCAATACGGTGAGTACGCTCATAACCTGATGTAGTTTTCCCCTTCGCCCGGCCGTCCACAACCGTTTTCCAGCTGCCGCCGTCGGTCTGCAAATCAATGGCGTATTTCACCTCGTTACCGACCATGTCCCCGTTATCCTGCTGGCGGAACAGGGACAGCCATTTCAGGCGAACGCGGACAGCGGATAATTGCGGGTTGGTGAATGCGTGCGCCCACGGTGTGCTGCTCTGTACGGTAGTACCAACAGTGATTTCATTCTCCGCTGCCGGCATCCCCTGAATGTAGGTTTGTGCCTGAGTGCCGGGACGGTATTCCCACACCACACCGGGAAAGTTTTCTGATCCGTCAGCATTCAGCAGCGGGGTACCATCCAGAAAAATAGTCTTCCCGGTCAGCTCACCGGCAAATTCACCTTCACCGAGGGCGATCAGCAATTTAGCTTTGGCTACGGACTGTAAGTCGTCCGGTTGTTCGACGGGCGTACGCGGGCTGCCACCGCCACCTTTGCGGCCTGTGATTTGTGTCATTCTGGATTTCCTGCTGGATAACTGAAGGGAAAGTTACTGCTGATCTTCGACGTAAATTCCGGCTGAGATAACCGCGCCGCCGATGCGGCGCTTACCATAACCGATCGGTACCGGATAGCCCTGAGAAACGGTGTTCACCGGCGCACCGAATGCATATGATGGTTTATTTTCGCCCTGGTCTTTCATAGCAAGTCCGCCCGGCTGCGGGGACAACATCTGGATTATACCGCCCAGCATCATGGATACGCCGGTCATGGCCAGCCCGGTATGCATCGCTCCCCATGCCGCCACTGACGCACCGCCTGTCCAGAACGCAGCAGCCACCATCACCGCGCCGAAAATAACCTGCAGCAATCCCCCGCGTTTGCTGCCGATCACAACAGGCACAATCCGGATAACATCATCCGTCACCGGAAAAACGAGGTCATCCACCCCGATATTTTTTTTACCGCGAAATACCGCATACGTTAAGCCGCGGGATTTACTGGTATTCAGATAGCGTTCAAACCCGGGAATTGTGCAGCATAAAGCACGGACCGCTTCGGAGGTTGTGCTGACCAGGCGCTGATGTATTTTGCCAAAGGTTTTACCCAGCACACCGCCGAGTACAATTTTCACCATAATTTCCTGTGACATATTTCACCCGTAAAAAAAGCCGCCGGAGCGGGTCATATCAGTTGCTCATGACGCAGTACCATCACTGTACGGTCACGCCAGTAACCGCCATATGGTATCCGCTGGCTAAGGTGACCGTATAAGTGATGCAGAAGCATGTTGTCAGGCAATAAAATACCGGCATGATTGGCAACCGGTGCCTGTACCTGCATCACGATGACATCACCGGGTTGCGGGTCGTCAATCTGAATAAATCCCGCTTCCCGCCAGTTATCGGCGTAACGGTTCTCACCCTGCTCCCACCAGGGGTAATCCACCCGGTAATCCGGCAGTTCAATGCCGCGTTCCTGCCGGAACCAGCTCATTACCAGACCCCAGCAATCCGTAAACCCGAGCACAAACGGCCGACCGAGTAATGGTAATTCACCGCGCGGCTGAACAGTCCGCAGATCCCCTTCCGGCCAGCTGATGATATACCACGGCACGCCAAGGGCATCGCACTGTGCTTTATCCAGTTCTGACGGTTGGGTGGTAGCATCCGGGTGACTGTGCACAATACCGGTCACCGTACCCCAATCCTCAGCAGCGGCGTAATCCTCCGGTGATAATACGAAGTGCTCTTCCTGCGTGGTCGCAACATTGCGGCAGGGAAAGTATTTCACCACCCGGGATTTTTGAGCTATTACTCCGCAGCACTCGCGGGGATATTCACGCTCTGCGTGTGCAAAAATAGCTGCCTGAATGTTTTTACGCATCATTATTTCCTCAGTAATGAGGTTCCCGGAAAGCCGCCGAACGGGATCGGATTATTTTTCCCGAAACGGGGAAAGCAGCCGGTATTCAGCATGCCGCTGCACTGATCCTGTGCCGGGTCATCCACGCGGTTACCGTGTTTGTCAAAATACCCGTTCTGCCCGGCATAATCACAACCGTCACCGGATTTGTATTTGCCGCGTATGCACCAGGTACACATTGCATGCAGTTGCCGCGTCGGGATCAGCACCCCCTGCAAATCCATTGGACTGGCTAATTCAAACTCGATAACCTCATTGGTTTCCGAGGATTTGCTGTCGATATAAAAAACCGAGACTTTTTCCTGGGTAGGATCTGCCGCCGGGTTGCCATCCGGAAAATTCGCCGCATCCAGATAGTGTGCCAGGGTGTCGTGTATCGTGACTTTCGCTTTCAGCATGTCATCGTATGCCAGACACAGCGCGGTGATTGAACCGTCGAGGTTTGCCACCGATAACTTCGGCTGTGCACCGGATCCGGTGGTGGATGCCTCTATCCCTTCAATCTGCGCAGGCCAGGCCCGATACTCCTCTCCCTGCCACCAGATGGATTTCGCCGGTAATTTTTCAGGATCACCACCGGCGGCTGTAATTTCTGCCTCTGTGTGCGGGATGTTGTATGCATGGAACCGCAAAATATTCGGCGCACCGAATGCGGTACTGTCAACCTCAAAAAGCCGGACGGCATTACCCGGTTCCAGCTTCTGGTAGTCATTTGTGATCATGGTTTAAATGCCTGGGTAAAAGTGAGAGAAAGTGAATAGTTGTCACCGCCGAGCGGGGTGAGCTTATGCTCGTCGCACCGGTACAGACCGACCGGCTCAAGCGGGGGTTTCCACTGAAAAGCCTTTATGCCGCCGTGACGGTCGATAAACTGACGGATAGCCGCGATATACTCCCCGCGACCGGTAAATTCCAGTGACCACTTCTGGCTGCGGGCGTTAATACCGTCACCGGACACCTGCTCATAACCATCACCGAACTTCGCCCTGCGGGTTTTATAGGTGATGTCCTCCGTGGGATTAACACGGGGACACCAGGTGAAAATTTCAATCATTGACGGACCCCTTTCGCAACCGACCAGATGGCACCGCCGGGCCGCAGATCCGTATTAATCAGCGCCCGGTAACGCTGGTCTACATACTGCCCAATCTCCCGGCCAAACTGTTCATAACCAGCTGACGACTGCGTCTGGCTGCTGCCGTTACTGTCAATGGTAATAAACACCTGTGGTGCTGCAGAACCGGGATTCTGATTTCTGCCGATCGCCCGGACACCGAGAGAGCCATCCGCCGCCCGTGTTAACGGCATAATCGCTTCCGGTCCAGCCTCCCCCATCAGCCCGGCACCTTTGGCAAACGCAAAATAAGTCGGGGTGCTGACTATCTGATTACTGTACGCACTCAGGCCAGGGGAGTCATAAACTCCGCCTTTGGCATTTGCCGCGGCACCTCCCAGGAAGTTACCGACAACACCAATCCAGCCAGCGGCATCTGACATGGATTTCAGGCTGTTCACGATGGCAGCGTTGACCAGTATTTTCTGGATGGATTTAAGGACATCTATTGACCAGTCGCGCCAGCTGGCTTTATTTCCGTTCAGCATGTCAGTGATGTTATTCACCATACCGCCCATGGCGCTCTGCACTGCTGATGCGGTTTGCTCCGCATAATCTCCGGCCTCAGCAACCCAGTCTTCCATCCCCCGGGTAACCCCGCTGGTCCAGTCAGACTGAACCTCCTTTATTTTCTGATATTTCAGGTTGAGCGCGTCAATCTCCCGGTTATAAGCTTCGGTCGCACTTTTTCCCTGATCAGATTTGGCATAAACACGATCAATCTGCTGGCGCTCTTCATACAAACTGCGCCGGTTTTCGCCCATCCCACGGGTTTTATCGATTTGTTCCGCTTCATCACTGAATTTACGGGCGCCGTCACGCATCGCTTTCAGCGCATCATCCATTTCACGCTGCTTTCTGACCGCCTCGTCGGCCTTTTGTGTCCACTCCGCCAAGGCAACAGAGGATGCGCGGATCGCTTTTCGCTGCTCATCCGTCCATTTGATACCGGCCTCATGCGCAGCCGCATACAGCTCTGCGGCTTTTTCCCCCTGCGTGGCCCTGACTTTCTGAACCTCCGTGGCCACACTCAGATCCGCCATTTTGCGGGCATACTGCTCCGCCTGACGCTCCGCTTCTTTCTGCTCTTTATTGAAAGCACTCTGGGCGCTTTTACCCGCTTTCAGTTCCTTACTCAGCTTTTCCTGATTCCGGTAGGCTGCCACCTGATTATCAATGTATTTCTGCCGGTTATCGGCAAATTCGGGTTTATTCAGCAGACCGATATCATCTGCGGCAAACTCAGCCTGCCGGATAACACGGGCTTCCCCGGTCAGTGCGGACAGTTCTTTGTCCCGCTCTGATTTCTGAATGAAATCCTGCTGTTTTTCGCTGAGAGGCGCTGCCGGGATACGCATCGGGCTGTTAACCAGAGCCAGACGGTTAGTCAGGATCTGATTTCCGGCAGACATTATCCGGTTAAATTCGCTATGCTCCGCATTCACCATCAGTAATGAATGACGCATATTATTCTGGGCAGCAGACTGCTGACGAATAAGAAAATCACGCTGACTTTCGACCGCCTTCAGTGCTGACTGAATCTCTTCCGATTTTTTGCTCAGCTCATTGAGCCTGCTCTGTTCAACAGAAAGTTCATCCTGCGCAGCCGCCAGGGATTTAACCGCATCCTCCTGACTGATCAGATGATTAATCAGATAGCCGTTGATACTTGGTCCCGGTGAGGCCAGCATCTGCTGATACCCGGCTATCTCTGATTTTAATCCCTCGACTTTCTGACGCTGCTCATCAACCAGTTTATTTTGCGCCGCCAGAGCTTCTTTGGTTTTCCCCGCATTATCTGACATTTCCGGCAACGTCATTTTGTTCAGATTTGACAGAACCTGATCGATAGCCCCGGCATATTCAAGCGCCGATTGTCTCGCCTGCTCCTGCTTTTGGTACATCGTGTACCAGGCACCGGCCCCCAGCATCACCAGTCCGGGTATCCCGCCGATAAGGCCGAGCGCCCCGCCCAGGAGACGGGTGCCGACAGACGTGACATTGTTCAGGTTATTCTGGGCAATATTGCGGGCATTCACGTTACGGGCAACGGAGGCCTGAGCGGCAGCCAGCCGCTTTTCTGCGGCAGCCTGTGCATCCGTGCCACGTGATGCGGTGAGTGCCTGCTGTGCCCGGTATTCTGCCGCACGCGCTCTGGCAACCGCAATTTGTGTCCCGCGCAGCTGGGCCTGCGCAAGAGCGATCTCGCCTTTTGCGGCACCGGCCACCCCGATGGTTGCTTTGGTCACACTGGCGGTCAGCCCGCCGAAATACCGTGCAAGGCCAACCCCGACCAGTGCCCCTGCAACAGTGGTGATGGTGTCTATATTCCCGGCAATACCATTCAGCGCGCCGGTCAGCGTGCTGGTTGCGCCCGATGCCTCATTAGCCCCGCCCACCCATGCCATAAAGGCGTTTTCAATTTTCTGGGATGCGCCGCTGACAGTCTGCGGTAATTGCTCAAATTCTTTTCTGAGCTGTTCAGTGCTGGTCAGAATTGGCACTATCTTGTCAATGGTGAGCTTACCGCTCTGTGACATTTCACGCAGACCGCCGATGGTCGTTCCCATCCCGTCCGCCAGCAGTTTTGCCAGTCGTCCGCCGTTCTCCATCACCGCGTTAAATTCTTCACCGCGCAGGACACCAGATCCGAGAGCCTGACTCAGCTGTGTAATAACAGAGCTGGCTTCTTCAGTGCCTGCACCGGACAGCTTCAGTGAGGTTGCGATGGTTTCAGTGACTTTAGCCACATCCCCCGAGGCATAACCCGCATCACGCATCGACTGCGCAATACGCGCGTACAGGTTAGTATTTGCCGCCAGTGACGTGCCGGTACGCTGGCTCAGTGACATCAGTTCCTGCTGAGCACGGCTGAAATCATCCGCAGACACAGAGGCCAGTTTCAGACGGCCGCTTAACTGACTCCAGGTATCGGCATAACTGATAAGCTGCTGCGTGGCAAAAGCACCGGCCATGGCCCCCATTACACCGGTTACCGTCGATTTTATTGATGCCAGTTCATTATTCAGCTCACTGATTGCCCGTTTCGTTTCGCGTGAAGCCGATGCTGCTTTACGGCCGCCCTGCTCCAGCGTCCGGTAATAGTTCTCCCCCGTCCGTGAAGCACGCACTATTTCAGACTGAAACGAGGATGAATTAGCCGATATTTTAATAATAAGCTCACGAAGCTTCGCCATTACGTCCTCTGCTATGTCAGTACAATCAGCTTTCAGATACCGATTTCAGAAAACCCTCCAGCCCGTCACCTGCCTCACCGCTATCCGTTTTCCCCCATTTCAGCATCGCATCATTCAGGCTGAGTTTGCCGCCCTGTGCTCCGTACAGTGATGAGACAATATGGGCCGTCTGTATGTCACTGCGGATGTCCCCGATCGGGCTCAGGCGGTCAAAGGCCATCCACATGGTCAGCTCACCGGCGCTCATCGTTCTGGTCAGTTCATCCACTGTGCGCCCCATCCGGAGCGCCAGTGTCATCAGAAAAAACATCCCGGGCTGTGCTACTTTTTTTCCGCTTCATCCGGCGTGGTCATCAGATCAAGCGCCTGTTTCAGCAGACGGGCATGAACCGGCCCGTAAACAGCCATCACCGTTTCCGTGTCGTCATCACTGAACACCCGCTCTTTATCTTCATCCAGCAGCACATCAGAAAACATCACCACATCTGCACGCAGATTGCGCTGCGCCTGTTCTGCCTCTGACAATTTTTCATCACCATCTGCGCCGGTATTCATCAGCTCACGCCATCTGAGCCAGGCTGCCGAAGACGGTTCCCGAAGAATAACGGTGACGCCGCTCCATTCAGGTACCTTCACCATCTTTGAGCGGAAGGCGTTTTTTGGACTGAGTGCCAGTTCTTTTAATGACAGTTTCAGATTCGCCACGGCTTATTCCCTCTTTCCCGGCTCAGTTACCGCCCCGTTTTTAAGCGGAACAGGCTTACCTTTCATGCGCAGCGTGAAAGACGCGGTGACCAGCCCGCTGGTTGCCGCACTCCAGCTGTTCTGACGGACTTCTGCCAGGAAGGCATAACCATTACCTGACGGAAACTCCACTTTGAACGCATGGATCGTGTCATTGTCATAGGCAGTACGCAGAACTTCCTGCCCTTCATCCGGTGACCAGTTACCGGAGATCGTGATTTCCCCCGGAGAGGCCAGCCCGTTGGTCATTTCCTGCTCCGTTGAGCACAGGGTGGTGACATCAATATCCGACTTCTGCCCGCCGGTATAACTGATCTCTTTGGCCGCACAGGCCAGCGGTAGAAATTCTGCGGATGCGGGGTTCACTTCTGTTGCAGGCAGCTTTGAAATACTGATTTTCGTGCCCTGCGTTTTTTCATATTTGCTCGGCATGATTATTTTCCTGTAAGCATAAAAAAAGCTGCCGCAGCAGCTTGTTGTTCAAGATTAAGTTATTGCCAGACCTGACACTCCAGCGTGGCCCGGAAAAGCGAGGTATCAGCTTCATAGCCCTGCTTTTCTGTAAACTCTGCCGGTGAAAGCGGAGAAACAGCAGCAACAGACAGTTCACGGATCCGGCGGGCTTCATCGATGGTTTTTGCATACACATCAATCTGGATATTGGTCATTGTCTCAGCACGACCGCACAGCACATCGCCGCCGGTATCATAAAGTGAAAAAACACACCACGGCGGCTGAATTTTGGGTTCATCCTGCGGAGCCACATACGGAAAAACCCTGCCCGGCAGCACCGGGTCAAGCAAAGAAAACAAATCAGATTCTTTCATCCGCTCAGCACCTTATCGATAGCCTGACTGAGTTTGCTCAGCGCCAGATCCGCAGCCTCATCCGCTTTACCGTCAAATGCCGGACGGATAAACGGTTGTGGTGCCATTTTGGATGTGCCTTTTTCCAGAAAACGCCAGTAAAACGCATTACGTGGGTCGTCCGTTTTCAGTGTGTTGTCGCTGTTGGTTCCGGCGGCATTGGTTCCCCGGATGTACACCCCCGAGACAACCTCACCTTTATAACGGCTCCGCTGACCGCCGGTAACGATATTACGCGCCAGTTTTCCGGTCCTGACAGGAGCGCTCCGCCGGACCTCATCCCGCAGCATATCCGCTGCGGCTTTCGTCGCTTCCCGCAGCACACGGGTATTTTCAGCCCGGCTGAGTGATTCCAGATCACGGGACAGTTCAGCAAAACCGGACAAATCCAGCCCCATATCAACCATCGTTCACCCCCTGTTTACACAGCAGTTCCAGCCGGGTAAATTTCACATCCGGGATCACAGCCTGAATATCGTAGATCTGCCCGCGGTATATCATCCGGCATGCAGGATGAATATCCGGCCGGTACCGCATCCATACGCGGACCGTTATTTCTGACATTTCCGCTCCGGCGGTCAGCAGTTCCCGGCCATTGACGGGTCTGACTTCCGCCCAGGTTACGGCAACGGGCAGCCATTGGTTTTCACGCTGGCCGGACGGTAAGATAACCCGTTCAGCACGCTGAAATGTGACGCGATGCCTTAATCTTCCGGCCTGCACAGTGCGCTCCCTATAAATTGATGAACCTGTACGGTTCAAGCAGCAGAAAGAAGCCCGCCGGTATTGCCGCATTTTCCCGTGATTCATACAGGTAACCGACGCAGACCAGCAGGGCCAGTTCTATATCATCCGTAACCGGTAATCCGTCCGGATCTGATGCCGGAACCTCTGTGTCATACAGATGACGGTTAATATAATTTTCAGCCCGCTTCACGGCCGCCCCCAGGTAAGTCAGAAGCAACTCATCCTCAAGGTCATTATCCTCATCAATACGGCACTGCATTCTCAGTTTTTCGAGTGTCGGTAACGGCATATTTCCCCCATGCCTGCGGCCGCTTCAGACCGCAGGCACAAAAAAACCGCAGTTAAGCGGCGCACAGGATTGCAACGGTATGACTATCAGGCAGCTTTTGCCACCAGCGCCTTAATCGCTGAGGTATCTTCCAGACAACAGTCAAAGCGGTGAAACGCCAGAAACGCGGTCTGGTCAAATTCAGCATAACGCTCGACCAGACGTTTCAGTGTCATATAAGTGACACGGCGGACAATAAAACGGTCAAAATCACCACAGAAGATAAATTTTTTACCGGCTTCCATACTGTCAACCGCCTGATCAATCACATACGGCATACCCAGAATTGTCGCGGGAGCAACACCGGTGATTTCCGGCAGCCACAGCGGACGCTTGTTACCATCCTCCATTTCCGTGAGCACTTTCAGGGTGCTGTCATTAAAGGCCAGCCGGAACTTAGGGCTGTTGCGGTACGCCGGATCAATGGCGTGTTTCAGCGCGTTGATGTCTTTCCAGCTGAATGCGGCTGTTTTCGCGTTTACCGTTCCTGTCACGGAAACATCCAGGCCTTTCGGCTGCACCGGCGTACCGGCACCGGTACCTTTCACCAGGTATTTAGCCTCACCACGGCCGATACGCTGCGCGATACGGGCGGCAAGATAGGATTCAATATTGATCCCGCTGTCCTGCAGCAGCTCATTTGATACACGGATAATTTTGGAAGACAATTTTTTGGCACCGAGAATGGCGGTGCCAAATTCCACATCCTGTTCACTGGCAGCAGTGTTTTCCCCCAGCAGTTCACCTTCCTCCGCTGTGCCGTCCGATGTTGACCAGGTAATATCCTGACCGTCCGCCGTCGGCAGAACATGAGAAACCGAGACAATCCCGCCGTAGGCTTTCATCTGCTCAACAACTTTGTTCAGCATCTTAACCGGGACGGTATAGCCCCCTTTCTCATCCGGGGATGTTCCCTGAGCCCGTAATTCCCTCACGGCCTGACGTTCTTCTGCTGTCAGCTCACCGAAACCATGGCGGAGAAAGCGGTCAAATGCCGCTGCGCGGCGCTCTGCGGCTTCACTTTCCGGATTACCGTTCTGTTTTCCGCGCTGTTCCGGCTCCTGATCATCCACAAAAGCCTGATCTGCCGCACGCAGTTCCTCTTCACGGGTGATCTGCTCATTCAGACGATCAAACTCTGTTTTGGCCTTATTCCACTCCGCACGCTGTTCTTCGGTCATAACACCGTCACCGACTTTTTCATGGATTGCTCGCATTTCGGTGGCGATGGTATTACGTTTCTGTTTTAATTCATGAAGTTTCATAGAATTGCCTTATACATTCATTAAAGTGAGAAGACGCTCACGCGCCAGTTTTTCATTGACAGCTTTGGCTATACCGCCGCTGTCGCGTGCTTCTTTCCACGCCTCCATTGACCGCACGGTTGAATTTGCGGCCAGATAGGCCGGATAAGTCACCGGACTGACATCATAGAGACGGGAGATCCGGTGAATTTCACGGACAACCATGCCGTCATCATCCTGATACCAGTCATCGCCGTTCACCGCCACGCTGAACGCGAACGAACTCTGACTGACATCCCCGCGTAACATCGGAGCAACCACAAGGTCTCGGATAGTTTGTGTATCCGGCACCGTAATATCGTAGGCCAGTCCCTGTTCGCTGATACTCAGCGATAACGTTCCGGAAGCAGACCGGCCGAGGATATAATTGCGGTCATGATTGAACAGCGCCCGCACATCATCATTCAGCACATCGTCAAATGCGCCGGGTTTGATAATTTCGCGGAATCCCCACATCGGCTCGGACAGGGAGTTAAACACCGAAGCCAGACCGATAATGTGGGCCGGTTTATCCTCTTCCCCCGGGGCGGCCCGGATCTCACCGCTGTAGCTGCGAGTTTCTCTTTCATTACTGCTCATCTTTTTCACCACCTTCTGATTTACTGCCGTCCGGTTGTGCGGCATTAACGCTGACCAGCATCTCATCCAGTCCGTCAACCGGGTTCATATCCTCAAATGCCCGCGCCTCATTCCGGCTCATCCAGCCGTCAGTAATGGCGTAATGATAAAATTCAGCCCGCTCTCTCGGGGTTCCGCGCAGTAATCCGGCCAGATTAAACCGGACATAAAATCCGGCGCAGCGCTCCTGCCGGGTGAACAACCGCCTGTTAAGCTCCTGTTCCCAGTTCACCACCCAAGGCATGACCGTATACCGGACAAACTGAATGGATTGTTCGGAAATGTTGGAGAATGTCGCCTTTTCCAGATCATTGATCATGTGTGCCGGTACGTTAAAAATCCCGGCAATCATGGAACGGTTCAGCTTCAGCATATCGATCAACTGAGCATCCACCGGGGAAACAGTCAGGGCTTTGTAATCCAGGTCAGCAGGCAACAGCATGGTTTTGTTTTCCTGACTGCGCAGCGCTGCAGACGCTTTCTGCCACATTGACTTAAGGCGGTCCCAGCCTTTTTCCTGCAGTTCCCCCTTAACCGAAACAATACCGGCCGGACGGGCATTACCGCCGAAGAAAGAACTGGTGTATTTCTGACCGGACATCCCCATGCCGATGGTTTCCGCATGCTGCACTATCGGACTGAGCCCCATCCGCTGGTTATTACCCAGCGCCCGGATGTGGATCATGTCATCCGGACTGACAGCAAAATTCCCCTGTTCGTTATAAACACCGTAGGTGTACCGGCCACCTGTGTTAAGCAGTGCGGTTTCCCACGGCATACAGGCTTCCAGACTGGTCACCTCACCGCGACTGTTACGGATCACCTGCGTGTAGCCGTTTCCCCAGCCGAGAATGTGGCGCTCTTTGGTTTCCCGCCATTTATAACTGGTCTGCCATTCGTTCGGCTCATCGTGAACAAGGTGAAACACAGGATGATCGCGGGCAGTCTCAACCTTATCGCCGGTTTTGCGCATCACATGCAGCGGCATCTGTGCTATTGAGGAAGAAATAACATAAATACAGGCATATACAGCGGCCAGTTTCATCGAGGTTTCCGGGCTGACATAGACATCTGCTTTGAACAGCCCCTCTGTATCAACAGAATCTGCACTGATGGGTACCGCCGGATTCTCAATACTGGTCGGTGTATCGCGGAATAATGCATCAAGAAGCACGTTTCCCCCTCATGGCCACAGCCAGTGAATAGATAACCATTGCTGACCCGCCAATCACCAGGGAATCCGGCAGACCGTATTTCAGGTAACAGCCTGCCAGCACCGCGCCGAAACCTGTCAGGGCGGTGAGATCAAGAAGTATGTTTTTCATAGGAATAGAATTTCTTCGTCAGGATCCAGAGAGGAAAGGAAGTCGCTGCTGTCCCCGCCGTTCACCATCTGGCGTGATTTGGCAGTAAACAGGGCAAACGGCCCGTCAATTTTGTTTTCCGGTGTCGATTTGTTCGGGAAAATGTTGTCATTTCTGTCCGGTTTTACCGTCACGTTCGACATCATCCAGGACATTACCGGGTTGTGGTCATGGTGAAATTTGCCGGAATATACATCGGCCTGAACGGTTTTCATCGATTCAGACAGGTTTTTCACCGTCTGCGCCACCTCCACCAGCGGAATACCTTCTTCCGCCAGGCGACGGGAGAACTGAACGGCACTCCACGGGTCAAAACCGAGTTCACGTAAATCCTCACCTTCGCACCATGCCAGAATGTCGGCTTTGATGATGTCGTGATCGACAACCTCACCGTCCGTCAGTTCAAGATAACCGGCAGCTCCCCATTTCCGATACAGGTCAGCGATATGCTTCGGTGCAGTCACTACTCTGTCCTCCGGCAGCCAGAATTTGCACTTCATATGCAGTTGTCCGCGCGGATCCTCATACACTTTAACGGCTGCGGTCACATCGATTTTGTTTGACAGATCCACACCAACCCAGACCGGGTAATTTTTCAGCTCATCATCCGGCGCATTTTCAGGGCAGCTGTCCCACTTACCGGTATCCATCCAGGCGGATTCGGCATTCACCCACATATTGAGGTGCTTGGTCAGGAAATTAGGCCGGGCCGCAATCTGCTCTTTTGCCTTTTTCACCAGGCGGCGCATATCGTCAAAACGCTTACAGACACCCAGCCCCGGATTGGCTTTTATCCAGATGCTTTCATCGAACGGGTCATCATCCTCATCCGGTGTGTAAATTGCCGCGAAAAAGGTGTCATCCTCCACCACGCCCCGCAGCACCTTGATGGCGTAATCCCGCAGTTCGTAGCAGATGCCCTCGCGGTTAAATCCCGCTGTGGTGATCGCAAACAGCAGGGATTGAAGACGGGCACCGGTCGCGGTTTCCAGCACATCCCACACATCACGGGTTTTGTGGGCATGAAGTTCGTCCACAATGCCGCAGTGAATATTCAGGCCGTCGAGGTTATTTGCGTCACTGGACAGCGGCTCAAACTTGGATGCAGACCGCTCCTGGTAAATCGCCAGCTTATTAAATTCAAACAGGCGGCCGAGTGAGCTCTTGGCCTTTTTGACCATGTTTTTTGCATCTTCAAACACAATACGCGCCTGGTCACGGGTGGTGGCCGCCGAGTAAACCTCGGCGCCACCCTCACCGTCAGCGCCGGTCATGTACAGACCGATACCGGATGAAAGTGTGGATTTAGCGTTTTTACGTGCAACTTCGTTATAGGCCGTTCGGAACCGGCGAACCAGCACCGGATCCCCGTCATCGTCGTACTGAGCCTCGCCGGTGAGTTCATCAACCAGCGGGATCACAAAACCAAAAATATTAATCAGAATAAAGGTATGCCACGGCATCAGCTCTATCGGCTTACCTGCCAGCGCCCCTTTGACATGCGGGACGAACTGGTAAAAATCCAGAATATGCCGGGCGCGTTCCTCCATGAAATAAATACCGCGCTCAGGGCCGTATTCCAGATCATCAAGAAACCGCTGACACGCCAGGCGTATCAGTTCGCCCGTAACTATTTCTCCGGCAACCACCTGCTCGGCGTACCGGATCCCGTCTGCTACGGTTGCCATTCATCATTTTCTTTGTTTCAGAAATGCCTCGAAAGGGTCTTCTTCGGCTGGTGTGTTAATCGTTACTTTCTGGCGGGCTGCCGGGGTCATACCGAACTCGGAGAGCATCGCGCGGATCCGTTTCCATGCATCAGCTTTCATTGCCGCCACCGGGTGTGCTTTTATCAGTGGTCCGCCATCACTCTGTGTTGTGTAGGTGTAACCTTCTTCGTCCAGGGTATCGCAGTGTTGCCGGTATTCGGTGTATGCCTCGATCAGCAGCTCCAGCGCTTTGGCATCCATCGAACTCATCACGCCCATGGCGTCGAGTTCTTCCCCTATCCGCTTAAACCAGTATTTCCCCTGCTTGGTAAAATGTTTCGGAGTTGGGGGTACCCCTGAAGGCGGTTTTGGTTCTTTTTTATTGATCGGGCGTTTTGATGGGTTACCCCTGACCAAACGCAGGTGTGACGGGGTTTTCGGTGGTCCCGGCATAATCGTTTTCTCCTGTTAATACCCCTCCGGAGAACCCGGAAAAAAGTTTTCTAACCTGCGGCGATCTGAAAAAAGGCAAGGCGGCGGTCCTCTGGCCGTGGGGCGGCAGGGATTTGACCTCCCCCTCCCCCTGATCTATTCAAGGTGAATATCCGGAGCATCATCAACCACAGACGAATGCCAGAGAAAACTAACAGATATAGATGAATGCGGCGGCGCTGTTGTTTCTATCTTTATGTCGGTCTGGTGGGATAACATCTCACCATCAACACTGAGGCAATACCCGACAAACCTCCCGCCTTTAAACATTCTGGATAGCTTAACCTGCTTCTTTTTCATCGTGTTCTCTCCGTTGCGGTCTTCCGGTAGTGACATGGCCAGCACAGGCTTTGCAGATTGCTTTCCGCATCGGTTCCCCCATGTGCTTTGGGAGTGATGTGGTCGACTGTCTTCGCCTCGGTTACCCGTCCTTCACGCAGGCACTGCTGGCACAGATGCTTATCCCGGCTCAGAACCACCAGCCGCAGCCTGTCCCATTTGGTGCCGTAGCCACGTTCGTGTCGGCTCTTGCCCTGCTGATGGTTCTCCCACCCTGTATTGCGGTGTTCTTCGCAGTATCCGCTGCGGTCTGTGGTTGTCTTTGCGCAGCCTCGCTTGCGACAGGCGCGTGGTATACGTGGTGGCATAGATTTCCCCAATAAAAAACCCGCCGGAGCGGGTAATGTATTTGTTACGGTCTTTGCCAGGTAGCTCTGTGTTTTTTGCATTCCCGCATTACGGTGCTGATACTTCTCCCCGGCGGAGATTCCATTGCTACAGTCTGCTGGAATGATCCTCTCTTTGGCGGATCAAGGTACTCAAATGTTAGCTCTCCGACTTTAGCCCACAGATAACACTCTATTCCGCCAACTGCTGACTTAATTTCCGCTGATACGATCGCTATTGTTACATTGCCACCGTGCTCCCCCATGATTTCATATTTCAAAAAATCATTGTCGCCATTGTCTATGTATATAGTTTTAAGCACATTATGCAGAATCATACAATTCCTCACCGTTGTGGCATGTACCCCGATACTACATGATGGCGGCAGACTTGCATAAACCTCTATCAACGCCACTCGTAAGCGACGTATGCGGAGTTTTATAAAATACAGGCAATAAATAGACCGCAGGGCGGTCTATTGAAGTGTTGCTGTATAATTATGTGGTTAGTCAGCAGGATAAATAATTTGCATATGCATCCCTGATTTGCCGAAAACCTGAATACAGCGAGCCTCGAAATCCTTATAATCAAGTGTTGTTGATTAGTACACGAAGCAGCCTGTATATTGAACATCGTAGTTAGAGTAAATATTCTTCTTCAATTGCCTTACCGCCCTGTTTTACAGGGCTTTTTTTTGATTTTTTAATCGCATTGAAATTACGGAAGTTCTGAGGGTATACTCAGTACGAAAATAACAATAACTACTTCTCTAATATTCCATATGCGCCCCTTTATTCTGGGGCTTTTTTTTGCCTCTCCGCTTCAATCTCCCGTATTGCCCGTTTATCGTGATTGCAGTTGGCAATGTATTTCATAGCATCAGCCAGCAGCTCTACGGCACCACCGAACGTCAGATCATCCGGTATCTCTACCTGCTCACAATCAGCGGTCAGTTGCGGCGGAAGCGGCACCACTGGCGCGGGTATTAATTCCGGCCGCGTATCTGCGCAACTCACTGACAGCATCAGCGGGAACAGGAGCAGCAGCGCATTCACTGTCTTTGAAAACAGTTTTGATAACAGTCTTAACTTTGACATGCTCTGTGTCCTCGGCCCGTTTGGCTTTGATGTTGTCGAGTGCTACGCGGTGTCTGATGGCAACAGCTGAAAGCGTAATGGTGTTTATCGTCTGCTGTGCTGACAACTGTCCGGACAACGTTGTGTTATTCACCTTCAGTTGCTGGTTATCCCGGTAAATGTCATATACCCACCAGACAG